GACTCGCGCCCGATCTTTTTCTAGCGAGTGCCCAAAAATTAGCCTTATTCCTTATACCAACAAGACACACCAACCCCTACCCCGCAACGGCCCGCCCTAAGCGTAAGGCTAACGGTTAGGCTAAGGATAAGGATAAGGGTCGAGCTGGAACCATGCCATTGATGACGCAGGCGCAGTACGCCAGGCATAGGGGATGCACTCCGCCAACGGTTGCCGATGCCAAGAAAGTCAGGATCAAGCCTGCGCTGGTTGAGAAGAATGGATCGTTCCTGATTGATTCCGAGATCGCTGATCGACTGTGGGACGCCAGCAAGATTCGCAACAGCCACAAGAGCAAGGCCCCTGAATCGCCAACCGACACTTCAAAGGGGGCTCCAGGTGGCCGGCTGCCCAGCAACAGCGAGATCAAAGCCTTGGTGCTGGGGCTGCCAGAGGATGAGATTGAAGCCCTGGATGTCAGCATGAAGCGAAAGCTGCACTACGACGCCGAGCGTGCCAAGGTCGGAGCGCTGAGGGAGCGCGGGGAAGCGCTGAGCCGGGTTGATGTTGAGACCAGGGCGGCCAGGTTGGCCCGCCAGGTGCGCGATCTCCTGCTGATCATCCCCAGCCGCAACGCCGCCCGCCTGGCTGCAATGGGAGACCCCGAGGCCGTGCGGGTCCTGCTGGAGGAAGAGATCGAGAGCGCTCTCAAGGGGCTAAAGCCGAATGCTTGACGGCGGCCAGATTTACGAGGATGCCTTCATCGAGGCAATCCAGCCGCCGGTAAACCTGACGGTTTCCGAATGGGCCGACGCCGAACGGCAGCTGACCAGGCGCAGCAGCTCAGAGCCTGGCCAGTGGCGGACCGATAGGGTGCCGTTTCTCCGGGAGCCTATGGACCTGCTGAGCCCCAGGGAGAAGCGAATCAGGCGCGTCATCTTAATCTTCGGCAGCCAGTCTGGCGCGAAAACTGAATGCGGCCTCAACTGGCTGGGCCGAACGATCGCCATGGACCCGGCGCCGTTCCTGATCTTGTTCCCAACCGAGGCCTTCGCCAAGCGGCAGGTTCGCCAGCGGCTCGATCCGCTGTTTAAGGACACCCCTGCCGTAGCGGCCAAGACCATCAGCAGCAAGAGCAGGGACGCGGCGAATGCCATGTTCCTCAAGGAGTTTCAGGGGGACATGCTGCTGTCGATCATCGGCGGCAACAGCGGCAGCGCTGCCCAGGGGATGCCGGCCCAGAACCTATGGGTGGACGAGGCGTCAAGCCTTCCCATAGAGATCGATGACAAAGGCGACCCGATCGAAAATGCCGAGGCAAGGCAAACCAACTTCCCCGACAGGAAGACCCTGATCACCAGCACTCCTGGCACGCGGGGAGCGTGCCGGATCACCTGGGAGTTTGAGAACCGCAGCGACCAACGCCGCTACGCCGCACGCATGCCCTGCTGCGGCGCCAATGAAGTGTTGCGCTGGCGTGAGCACATGGTTTGGGACAAGCCGGACGGGGAGGTGTGGTGCCAGTGCCCGGCGTGCGGTGAGCGATTGGCGCAGCATCACAAGGTGGCGATGCTGGCCGGTGGGATATGGCGGCCCGGCGCCAAGGGCGATGGCGAGACGGCGGGCTTCCACCTGCCCGGCTGGTACGCCCCCTATGGCTGGCTGAGCTGGGAGAAGATCCGCGATGAGTTCCTGAGGGCCAAGGATGACACGATGTTGTTAAAGGGCTGGGTCAACAAGCGAGCGGCCGAAGCATGGGAGGACAAGGCCACAGCCAAGGTGAGCTCCGATGGGCTGATGGAACGGGCGGCGAAGAACCCCTACCCCACCGGCTTTTGCCCTGAGGGTGTGCTGCTGCTGCTGGCAGCGGTTGACGTGCAGGACACATGGCTAGAGATCAAGGTCAAAGGCTTTGGGGTGGGCGAACAAAGCTGGCTGATATGGCATGAAAAAATATATGGAAGCCCGGCGCAAGATGAAACCTGGGCGCAAATTGACGTGATCAGAAAGACTTTATTCAACCGTGAGGGCGGCGGCACCATGGCCGTTCGCCAAACCGCTGTGGACACTGGCGGACATTTCACCCATGAAGCCTATGACTATTGCCGCCAGCGAGTTAGGGAGGGAGTGGTAGCAATTAAAGGCGGCCAAGACAAAAGAGCTAAGGTGTTAGGTGATGGCACAAAACAAGACGTAAATATTAGAGGTAAAAAGATAAAAAACGGCGTCACGCTTTACATGGTAAACGGTCACGTATTAAAACGAACCATTTACGAAAGACTAAACATTGAGCAGCCAGGGCCGGGCTTTATGCACTTTGGCCAGAACGCCACGGACGAATACTTAAAAGGACTAACGTGTGAAAAATTGATTACCAAGATCAATGCCAGGGGATTTGAGGAGTCTGAATGGATCAACCCGCCAGGCGCCCGGAACGAGCCTTTGGACTTAGAGGTTTACATCCTGGCCATGCTGGAGCTGGTCAAGCGCCGTTACGCTGTGGGCACCATGTGGACCCAGCTTGAGCGAGCGCTGGGGGTGCAGGTGGCAGGGGCCGTAACGACGCCTCCAGTCCTGGCCCAGCGCAAAACAAGCAGCTTCTGGGATAGATGATTGCTACAATGGCGCCATGGCTTACACGTTAACAGAGCTACAGGAACTGCGCTCCGCGATGGCCAGCGGCGTGCTAAAAACGCGATTCAGCGACGGCAGAGAGATCACGTTTAGAACCCTAGCCGAAATGCAAGAGCAAGAAAGGGTAATGGCGGCAGAGCTTGAAAGCGGCAGCCAGCTTAGGCCAGTGCGTCGCATCTACCAATCTTTTCGGCGTGCTTGAGGATGGCAAAACCTACCAAAGCCATTCTGGAAGCTCAGCTAAAGATTGCGCAAAGTGAACTATACAAAGCCAATCTAAGAGCCTGGGAAGCAGGCAAACAATCAAGGCGCACCGATGGATGGTATGAACAAAGCCGTGGCCCCAACTCTGACCTTCGCCAGGTATTGCAGCGGATTGTATCAAGGCACCAAGACCAGGTAGATTCTGACCCATGGGCAGATAAGGCGATTAAGGTAATAGTAACTAACTGGATTGGCGAAGGTATTTTAGGTGAACCAGTTAATAAAAATAAAAAGTATTCGCAGACATGGAAAGATTGGGCGGATTCGCCCCTTTGTGATTTTTACCAAAAACTTAATTTTTACGGCTTGCAATCTTTGGTTGCTCGCACCATTGCGGTTCGTGGTAGCTGCCTAGTTCGCCGCCGCATTGATGAGCGCTTGATTTTGCAAGGCCTGCCCCCCCTTACGTTGCAGGTACTGGAGCCAGACTGGCTAGATATGTCGCAGGACAATGGATCTAGTATTGTATTTGGTAAAGAATATGATGAGGATGGCAGGCTGGTAAACTATTTAATTAGGAAGAACCACCCTGGAGAAAGCGACTGGCGTCAGTCGCGCTTAGGTTTTGACAGGATTCCAGCCTCTGAGATCTGCCACGTTTACGACGTGCGGCGGCCAGGTCAGGCCACTGGCGTTCCATGGGGCGCGTCTTCGCTGCTGACCTTGCGGGACATTGGCGACCACGCCCAAGCCCGCCTGATGCTCGACAAGTTGGCGTGCTGCTTTACCGCATTTGTCCAAGACTCAGATCCCGAAAATGCTCTAACCCCTGCAAGTGATCCTAACGACCCTGCCGCTAGCGTACCAACTCTTTTTGAACGCCTAGAGCCTGGCGCGATTGAGGTATTGCCGCCTGGTAAATCGATTGCATTCAGCGACCCCCCAACGGCTGGCAACTTCATTGAGATGCAACGCCACCATCTGCACTCGGTGGCGGCTGGTTATGGAATCACATTTGAAGCGTTGACCGGCATCTTGGGTGAGGTCAATTTCTCCAGCGGCCGAATGGGCTGGATTGAGTTTCACCGGAACATTGGCCACTGGCGTTGGAACATCGCTATCCCCCAATTCCTGGAGCCCATCTCGCGGTGGTTCGCGGTTGCCGTGCAATCGGCAGGCATGGCCACCAGGGTGAACAGCCGGATGGTTTGGACTCCCCCCAGGCGGGAGATGATCAATCCATCGGAGGAGATCCCAGCCCTAATAGACGCTATCAGGGCTGGGTTGCTGAGCTTGTCCGAGGTCCAGCGATCCCTGGGCTATGTGCCGGATCAGATCCTTGCCGAGCTGTCGAAAGACTTGAAAAAGGCAAGGGATGAATACGGATTAGTGCTTACGGTTGACGCCAGCCTGACAAATGACAACGGCGGTTTGCACACGGCCACGCCTGCGCAACCGCCTGTAATTCCACCTTCTGATTCGGTAGGATAGAATTATGCCCGAGACTGCTACCCCCACAGCCGTGACCCTGGAAACAGGAAATCGAGCGTGCCAGCGAATGGCACTCCTAACCCCATCGTCTTGGGACGAGGAGAGCCGGACCGCAACGGTGGTTATTTCTACCGACGCCGATGTTGGCGATGGTGTCCAGCTGGTCCATGAGCGCTCGGCCATCCGTTGGCCAGGGCGCCCGCTGCCCATGGACATTGATCACCAGCGATCCTCAGCTTCCTGCTGGGGGGCAATCACGGCGATGGACCTAGGCCGCGCCGAGGATGGCAGCAATGCCCTGGTCGGCACGGTCAAGGTGGATGGCCCTGCCGATGCGATGGCGATCGCCATTCCACGGCTAAGGAGCGGATCCGCGCGATTTTCTGTTGACGCGCGGATTTACGGATGGCAGCGTGCCAGCGCAGAGCAACCACTCGATCGGGCAACCGATTGGGAACCGGTTGCGGTGTCGCTGGTAATTGCTGGCCAAGACCCGGCGAGCGTCATGCGCTCGGTGGAAGAATCAACAGAGCCAACCAACGCGGAACCCCCGATGTCTACTGCTGTTGAACAGGCCGGGGGCGACCCGGCTGCTACTGCTCCAATTGATCCTGCTGTGACCCAGGCTGCTGCTCCTGCCGCTGCCCCTCCAGCATCTGACCCTGGCCCTGATGAAGTCGCGCGAGAGCTGCACATTCGCCGGGCTGCTGGTGCCGCCGATCTGCCCGAGGCCAAGGTGCAAGAGCTGATCAGGTCCACTGCAGGCAAAGACATGCCTGGCATCATGGTGGAGGTGGTGCGAGCTGCCCGCGTGGCCACCGAAGCAAAGGCCCCTGTAGGCGCTGGCCATCCTGCCCGTATTGAGGTGACCCGCGATGCGGGCGATACCTTCCTGCGCGGCCTGCAGGAGGGCATTGATGCTCGATGCAAGGCGGTGAAAGAGCCAACGGATCTTGGACGCCAGTATCAGCGGCTGAGCACTATTGACATGGCTAAGGAATACCTTGAGACCATGCGAGGTTTCAGCCGGGTTGACGTTCGGATGATGGGCCTTAACGAGCTGATCGACCGGGCTTTTCATACAACTTCTGACCTTCAGAATGTTTTGATGAACACCGGGAATAAAACCCTCATGCGTGGGTATGAGGAAGAACAGCAAACCTGGCGCCCGCTGGCTCTTCAGTCGGACAACAGAGACTTCAAGCCTAATTTTGGAGTCCAGTTAAATGCCAGCATTGTGCCTGAAAAAATACTCGAAAATGGCGAGTACAAGTCGGGCACTTTTGTTGATGGCAAGATTACCTATCAGCTCAGCACTTACGGCAAGAGCGTAGGCATCAGCCGCCAGATGCTCATCAATGATGACCTATCAGCGCTGGATCGCATTACTCCAAAAATGGGTGCCGGCTGTTCTTTGCTGGAGTCCAATCTGGTTTGGGCTTTGCTTACTGATGGCAGCCTGGGCGCTACGGTCAGCCTTGACGGCAAGGCGTTGTTCCACGCCGATCACAACAACACCGGCACTGGGGCTATTGGTATTGCTGGGCTTGACGCTGGCAAGGTTAAAATGAAAAAGCAAGCCGATCCTTCCGGCAACCTTCTCAACCTGGCGCCTTCTTATCTGCTTGTCCCCGCCGAGCTAGATACTGCAGCCGCCCAAGTTGTTAACCCCATTCAGTATGCGCCAACCGCCTTGAATGCCGTCAATCCCTTTGCCGGCTCAATGCAAATCATCAGCGAGGCGCGTCTTTCCGCTGATTCGGCGGCTATGTGGTATTTGGCCGCCAGCCCTAACCGGATCGACATGATTCAGTTTGGCTATCTAGCTGGCGAAGGCGGGCCAACGATCACCACCACCGAGAAGCGCAACCCCGACGGCGTGGAGATGCTGGTTCGCCACGACTTCTACGCCACCCTGGCTGATCACCGTGGCTTCTACCGTTCCACCGGCGTCTAATTTTTCCCTATTCATTCTGGAGGATTGACCAATGGCCAATGATGCTTGGGTTCAGGAAGGCGAACGCCTGCCGATGATTGCGCCCTACGACGTGCCCATTAGTGGTGGCGCGTTGATCGGTGACACCTTTGGGGTGTGGGGAGGTGGCGAGGGCAAGACCGTCCTGGCCACTGGCGAGGAGGGCACCTTTGAGCTGGAAGGCGTCTGGCGGCTTGCGAAGGCCACCGGCGCCAGCACTGGTGGGGCCCAAGGTACTAAGGCCTATTTTGTCGCCAGCACCAAATTGGTGACCGCAGTCGCAAGCACCAACAAACTGATCGGGTTTTTTGCAAATGCTTGCGCGGATGGGGACACCACGGCAATTGTTCGCCTTAACTCGGTGACTGTCTGATGAGCTGGGCCCGCCTATCGGCCCATGCAGATCGGGCGGCCCTGGATTTCATGGGCGGCGTCAGCGTGACTGTTGGCGCCGTTTCTGGTCGTGGTTTTTTGGAAGAAAACGTTGAAATGGTTTTTGATGATGGAGTAATGGTTGTACCGTGGCTATTGAAATTTCGAACTACAGATTTTCCGGGCCTGGACTACGGCCAATCCATTGTTGCTGATGGGATTTCGTTCAAGGTTGAGCGCCGCCCCGAACCAGTCGCCGGCAGCGAACCCCGTGAGTTGAGCTGGTCCATGGTCAGGCTGGCGCGATCCGTGGCGGTGGTTATCCCCCTCGTCTCCCGCCTTCTCCGCACCGGCTCCGGTCAGCCGCTGGTCACCGGCTCCGGCCGCTCGCTGCAAACCCAGCCGTTTTAACCGAGAGCCATGACCCAGACACCGCTCACGATCTCCCAGCTATCCGGTCTAGGCGCGGCACAGGGCACCGACCGGGCGGTTGTGGATCGGCTGGGGACGCCGGCATCAGCAGGGGCAT